TGTGTAGGTGACACCAGCGCTCAGTAGGTGAGTATGTACGCGGACGTTAGTCGTTGCAGGTGTTGCAGTTACGGCTTGGCTGTCACAGGGGGTCTTTCGTCTTTTGGCGGGGGTCGGCGTTTGGCCCCCGCCAACTTGCTGCGCATCCATTTCCGAGGATCTCGCAGGTATTTCAGATTCAGCGCCACGTACGGCCTCAGTTAAACCTTCAGCGCGCGCGCGCGGTTCGCGTGCGCGTGGTCATTTTTCACAAAGTCTTGTCGTGGCAGTTCAAATCACATAAGCTGTTGCAGTTCTTTCACTCTCGGAGGTTCGGATGCGTAAGTCTCGGCGACAGGATTACACGTTCAGTCAGGTCCCCAGAGCGGATATCCCGCGATCGGTCTTCAATCGCAATCACTCCCACAAAACGACGTTCGACGCTGGTGTCCTAATTCCGTTCTACGTGGATGAAGCCCTGCCGGGCGATACGTTCAATGCCAAGTTTTCCGTCTTCGCGCGCATGGCGACGCCCATCGTGCCGCTGATGGATAACCTGTACATGGATGTGTTCTTCTTCGCGGTCCCCAATCGTTTGGTGTGGGACAACTGGCAGAAGTTCTGCGGCGAGCAGGACAACCCCGGCGACACGACCGACTATGTGGTGCCCCACGTCCAGAGTCCCAGCACGACGGGCTGGTCAGTCGGGACGATCTATGATTACATGGGGCTCCCGACGGGTGTGCCGGACCTGAAGGTCAGCGCGCTGCCCTTCCGTGCTTACATGCTGTGCTACAACGAGTGGTTCCGCGACCAGAACATGGTCGATTCGGAGTACTGCCCGACGGGTGACGGTCCCGATACGTCGGCGGAGTTTCATTTGGTCCGTCGCGGCAAGCGGCACGACTATTTCACCTCGTGTCTCCCGTGGCCACAGAAGGGCCCGGGCGTGGAGATCAGCCTGGGCTCGACCGCCCCGGTGGTGATTGACCCGCAGACAGCCGGCATTCCGACGTTCAAGGAAGTCGCGACCAATCAGATCAACGTCTTGGAGACGGGCGCGTATTCGGCTCCCGCGTCGCCGGTGCGCATGCAGTTCGGTGTGTCGGTGCCGACCGGGACGGCCCTGAAGTGGAGTCAGTCGGCGCTGGTGGCGGATCTGAGTAATGCGCGCTCTGCGACGATTAACACGCTCCGCGAAGCGTTCCAGATCCAGAAGCTGCTCGAGCGGGACGCGCGCGGTGGGACGCGCTACGTGGAGATCCTGAAGTCGCATTTCGGCGTCACGTCGCCGGACGCGCGGCTCCAGCGGCCCGAGTTCCTCGGTGGTGGATCCATGCCGGTGTCCATCAATCCGGTGCAGCAGACGTCAGGGACCCCGAACGACCCCGAGCAGGGCTATGCGGCGACCCCGCAGGGCAACCTCGCGGCGTATGCGACGGTGAGCGGTGACGGCATCGGGTTCTCGAAGTCGTTCGTGGAGCATTCCATCATCCTTGGCCTCGTGTCGGTGCGCGCCGAGCTCTCCTACCAGCAGGGCGTCAATCGGATGTGGACGCGGGAAACGCGCTATGATTTCTACTGGCCGGCGCTCGCGCATCTGGGTGAGCAGACGGTGCTGCGGCGCGAGATCTACGCCGACGGTCTGCAGGTGAACGATGAGGCGGTGTTCGGCTATCAGGAGCGCTGGGCCGAGTATCGCTATCACCCGTCGTTGGTGACGGGCCAGTTCCGGTCCACGTACTCTAATCCGTTGGACTTCTGGCATCTCGCGCAGCATTTCACGCTGCCGCCGGTGTTGGACGAAGCCTTCATCGGTGAAAATCCGCCGCTGGCTCGGTGTCTCGCGGTCCCGTCGGAGCCGGCGTTCCTGTTCGATTCGTACGCACAGGTGAAGTGCGCGCGGCCCATGCCGCTCTACAGCGTCCCCGGCTACATCGACCATTTCTAGGAGACGCTATGTCGGTGATGGGAACAGTCGGGAAGATTGGGTCCGCCGTCGCGGCGGGTTTGAATGCCATCACCAATCCGTTGGGTGCCCTCGCGCCGCTACTGGGCGGCGCGCTGGGCGCCAGCGGGGCGCAGGACATCAACCGCCAGAACATTGCGTGGGGACGCGAACAGCAGCGCTGGCAGGAGAAGATGGCGGGAACCGCCTATCAACGGGCCTCGGCCGACATGAAGGCGGCGGGTATCAATCCGATGGTGATGTTTGGTCACGGGAATGCGGCGCAAACGCCTTCGGCGATCAGCGCGCCGCAGTTGGAAAACGCTCCCGCCCATGTGGGGCAGGGGATCCAGTCAACGGCCCGTTGGGCGTTAGAGCGGAAGTCGTTGCAGCTGGGCCTAGAGCGCGCCGCGATCGAGAACGACAATGCGCGGCGGCAGGGGCTCTTCATTGACAGTCAGACCCGACGCCAGCTCGCAGAGACAGATTTGGCGATTCGGGACCTGCGGCTGCGCGACGACCTCGCGGGTCAGTATCAGTCGAGCGCCCGGGCATCGCGGGCGCAAGCAGCGCAGTTAGAGCGGGGTCTTCCGTACACGGAGACCCGTAGTGAATTGGCCGAGCGGCTCCGGGATGCCTCACGGCTCCCGGGTGCGGCGATTGGTGCAGCTGGTGCATGGTGGGAAGCGTATCGCGCGCGTGAGCGCGAGCGGGATAACCGCGACATCTTCCGTCTGCGCCAGTTCGGGCGCAATTTCAGCAGCGGCATTCGCGATCGTCTGTATCGGACCTCTTCAAGGGACTAACTCATGCCTCGTCGATTCAAGGAATCCAAGCGGACGCGGAGTCGGAAGTTCGGGCGGAATGCGGTGCGGACGCACAAGCGCAACGTTTCAAGCCGCCCGATGCGTGGCGGCATTCGGCTCTAGGTGTGGCGTGTCATTCTCCGCTGGTGGGGTGGCGTGCTCAAACGGTGTCCCCCACCACGCGGAAACGTGCGGTCGTCTTCCGGCTGCGTAACGGGTTCCTCGACATGCCGGTGGACGTACCGTGTGGGCAGTGTCTCGGGTGTCGCGTGGCGAAAGCGCGCGAATGGGCGCTGCGTTGTTACCACGAAGCGCAGCTGTTCCCCGAGTCCTATTTCGTAACGCTCAGCTATGCGGACGCCCCGGAAAGTCTCGACCGGGGCGAAGCGCAGCGGTGGTTAAAGCGTGTGCGGAAGACGCTGGGTCGCTTCCGCTACTTCCTGTGTGGTGAATATGGGCACCGACGGTCCCGACCTCACTATCACGCTCTCCTTTTTGGCATCACTCTTCCCGACTTGGAAGCATGGAGTGGTAGTGGCGATCGTCGTCTGTACCGTTCCGCTGCTCTGGAAGCTACTTGGCCGTTGGGCCACTCGTGGGTCGGGACGGTGACGCCCGCGTCGGCGCGGTACGTCGCGGGCTACGTGACGAAGAAGCTCCGCAGGGGTGAGGATTACGGGGACAAGGTCCCCGAGTTCGCGCTCCAGTCCCTGAAGCCTGGGCTGGGCGCGTGGTGGTTCGATCAGTTTGGCAAAGAAGCAATGACGCGGGGATTCGTCATTGACGGGTACGGGAACAAGCAACCCGTACCGGATTACTACGTGCGCCGCGCGTCGGAGGACGACCGTCGGCGCATTAAGGTGATGAAGAAGCGGTACGCCGAAAATCTCGGCATCTCTGACGCCCGCGGTGCTCGCGCGTTGGCGAAGGAGACCTGTCTAGCCCGCGAGCTGAGCCGCAAGGCGGAAAGCAGTGTGTTCGGATGAAGCTGCAAGCGATGGCAGTCTACGATGAGAAGGCGTCGCTGTTTGGGCATCCGTTCTTCTCGGTGACGGTCGGTCAGGGTGTCCGGGTGTTCACGGACTACGTGCGGGATCCGCAGTCGTCCATTCACAAGCATCCCGAGGACTTCAAGCTGTACTGCATCGGTCAGTACGATGACGAAGCGGGCGAGCTGGTGGCGGAAATGCCGCCTCGCTTCATCGTGACCGCGCAGGAGGTGGCCAGTCGTGGCAACTAAGCGGCGCGGGCCTCGGGTGTACTCGGTGTTCGATCCCCCGCCGAAGGTGGGTCAGGCGGGCGGCACGATCGGTGCCGACCAGTCGTTCAAGGCGGAGTGCGATATCAATCGCATCGTGAAGCGCTACCAAGAGACGGGCACGTTGCCGGCTCTGATGGGTCGCAGTCCGCGCGTCCCGTTCTTCGCGGACGTGTCGGTTGCGCCGGAGGACTTCTTCAGCTCGCAGCTGCTGGTGAGCGAAGCGAACGACGCGTTTATGCAGCTGCCGGCGCGGGTTCGTGAGCGCTTCGGGAACAGCCCCGGTGCGCTCTTGGAGTTTCTGGCCGACCCAGCGAATGCGGAGGAGGCCGTTTCTATGGGCCTGGCTGCCCCGCCAGAGCCCAATCCCCCGGTTGGTGAGGTGGCAGGGCCACCCCCCGGGGGTCAGGCCCCAGAGGGGCCTTCTAGCGCGAAATAGAGGCAGTCGGGCCGTTTTGACCCGGATATCGGCCTCGCGCGCGCGCACATGTACCTCTACTTGTTAAATACATGTGTAGGTGACACCAGCGCTCAGTAGGTGAGTATGTACGCGGACGTTAGTCGTTGCAGGTGTTGCAGTTACGGCTTGGCTGTCACAGGGGGTCTTTCGTCTTTTGGCGGGGGTCGGCGTT